CGGCATTGGTTTTGCCCTGGGCTGACTCCATCAGCCATAGCCCAGAAAGTGCAGGACTATGTCGGATCGGTCTTCCGTCCGTCCGAGGGAGACTATTCAAACCTCGACGGCTCAGTTTCCCTTTGGCTTCAGAGGAGGGTTATGAATGCGGTGTACCATCGATATTTCCATCCTGATCATCGTAAAGAGTTAACGCGCCATACTGATATGCTCATCTCTTGTCCAGCGAGGGCAAAGAGGTTCGGGTTCAGGTATGACGCGGGCGTTGGAGTCAAGAGTGGCTCTCCCACTACGTGCGACCTTAACACGGTAGTTAATGCCTTTGTCATGTTTTGCGCGATTCGGAGAGCGATGCCCGACCTCACGCCAGCGGAAGCCTACCAACTGATAGGTTTGGCCTTCGGTGATGATAGCTTGTTTGATGCTTCGTTTACTAGTATGTGGAATAAGGTGGCCAAGGATTTGGGCTTGACCTTGAAGGTTGAGAATTATAATGCCGAAAATGGTGTTACATTTCTCGCCAGAGTTTTCCCGAATCCCTGGATCACCACCACGTCTTTCCAAGACCCAATCCGCACTTGGCGGAAACTCCACATCACAACCCGTGACCCCCTAGTCCCCCTGGCTGATGCAGCTTGCGACCGCCTGGAGGGCTATCTGACCACGGATAGACTAACACCTATCACATCTGAATACGCATCAGCTATACTCCGCCATTACTACCCACACACCACACGCGAACGCACCATGAGGCGTGATCGCAACCGAGAAGTACCATACTGGCTAACTCAGGGTGGAGCCTGGCCCCAAAATCCCAACGACCGGTCCCTTATGTTGAAGTGCATTGCTAGCCGTCTCCAACTGCCCATTGAAGATCTTAGGCTTTTGCAATGTGCCTTACGTGACGTCGTTGACCCTTGGGCGATCCCCACAATGAACCGGGAAGAACTCCCAAACCCTTACGCCAATACGTTAACGCGCGAGGGTTTGCCCGTGGAGGATCGCGTGGACCTACGTATCTTAGAGCGAGACCAACATGTTCACCATTTACGAGCAAATCGAGGAGGCCCCCGAGCGCGTGAAGGAGGTGGTGAGGGACATGGTGACGGCACTGAGAGCCATCGCCGCCCCCGATCCCCGCACCATCGCCGACCTCGAGGCCTACCAAACGTTCCTGCGCGTGACCGCGGCCCGAGTCGATCGGGCAACGGCGAGCTTTCTGGTCAAACCCCGGATCGCTTCCATGCTCAAGGCGTGGAACGCCGGGGGGCACGCGCTGCCATTGGACGATCCAATCGAGCTCGGCAGGGAGTGCCGAGAGGGTGAACTGCCTCAATAAATGAGGGAGAAGGTGAGAGAGAGTGTTCTTTGGCCCCAGTGGTTTAACAC